TACGTCAACTACTTGTTTTGTTAACTCGGTAGTTGGAGTGGATACACCAAAGTTTTCAAGCGATACCCTAAAGCGGTATTGCAGTTTTGGCATTAACAAACCTTGAGAACTTGAACTTGCGTTACTGTCCAAAGGCACTGTTAATCTTGAGAGTGATGAAATTGCCATTATTTGCTCCTATTAATATTATTTATCATATTATAGTCCCGCTATCTCGCCAGTATTTTTAAGTCTTAGTGGAATGTAAATAAATTCTACTGCTTTTACTGGTTCAATCGCTATGTCTACATATAACTCGTTTCTGTCAATTCTTGAAGGTGTGTTATTTGATTCATCACACACTACCAAGAAGTCATATAACGCTCTTTGTCCTACAAGTTCTAGCATTAAACTATCAACTTGCTGTTTAATTTCGTCCCTTGTAATCTTATCGTTTGGTTCAAAGATATAAGGTTTAGCAAGTTTGTTCAATTGTGAACGTAAGTAAATTACTAGTCTTGCAACGTTAATTCTATCTAACGAACTTGCATTTCTTGCTCTTGTCTTTTGACCATAGTTAACAAGTCCAGCACCAGTTAAGAATGTAATTGGGTTAACTGCATTGCTGTACAATGTGTCTCTTTGACCTTCGTTAAGAGCAACTGTTTTAAACTCGCCTTCAGCATCAATGTAACCTGCACTTGAAGCGTTAGTAATACCACCACGTCTTGTACCTGCTGGTGCAAACCATGGATAAGAAACACTGTCACTTAGTGCAATAGTTCTTAAGATACCGTGTGATGCTGGTACAACTACGTTGTTACCGGCGTTATCACTTGTGAATAAACTTGGATAAAAGATACCAACATATTCATCACGGCTAACAAGACCGTCATCGTTATCTTCAACTGCACCTGCTACGTTATTAGCCCAATTATTAAGTGTTGTTGCATCACTCTTAAGTCTAAATGGAGCGTCACCAATAACAAATGCTGTTAAGCCTCTGTCGTAGTTTAGTGAAATCATTTCGCCAATTAGTTCTGAGTAACCTGGGCAAGCCATTAAGTTAAAGATTCTTGATTCGTTATCTCTAATGTCGTCGTTTGAGTTAACAAGTGCTTGGAAGCCTTGTACAACTACTTTACGCTGTGCTTTTCTACCAAATGATCCTGAACCATCTGGTTGGTTTGCTGACTCAGTTACCCATCTATGTGGATAGTAATTTGTCATTAACACACCGTCGTCTGTACCGCGGATGTTACGCTCTGCTGTATCAATTGCATTACGTACAAACTTTTTAACGTTAAAGCCAGAACGTCTTAGGTTCCATAGCAACATACCTTTTGGATATAGTGCTGGATCTGGAGCGTCTGGATCTAAGTAGTTACTTGTTAATAAATCTACAATAGCACCTGCTTCGTCACTGTTTGCACCTGCTGTATTGTAACGTGCATCTGCAAATAGTACACCGTTATCAGTTGACTGATCTGAACTATCTCTTAATACCCATTTCTTAGTTGTGAAATTGTATTGATAAACTTGTGGATAGTTTTCTAAGTCTGCTGTTGAAATCCAAAGATCGCCTTCAACTAGATCTGACCCGTCTGACTGTTTAGTAGGCTCTGTTGCTGAAACAATAGGACCTTCTGGTGAAGTAGATGCGTAACTAACGCTACCTGATTGATAGTTTTGATAACCTACCCAATCAGTACCGTTGTGGATTAGCATATCAACTTCGTCAACAACTGAATTGTACCATAGTTGACCATCATTTGCTAAAGCACTTGGTGCGTCATCGTTAGCAGTGTAAGTTAATACTTGCCAGTTAGAAGCCATAAACTCTTTAGGACTTGTAGAACTGTCAGTACCAGGTACATAATATAAGTTAGCAGTACCTTCTGTTGCACTTACATATGGAGTGAATCCCATATTTCCCAACATACCTGATGTGTCAACAAATCTAATTTCGCCGCCATCGTTGTGTTCAATAACAACTTTGTTTGAACCATCAACTGATGCAACAACGTTTGTTAAACCTGCTGAGTTAATTTGTCCTGCAATTTCGTCTGCATCTGTCGCCGCGCCTGTTGCAACAACTTGTACTGTTACTGGCGAACTCATTGTTGCTGAGTTTGTAGTAGACTCTGAAATTGTAAATGTATAAGTGCTTGATGCTACTTTTCCAGCAGTAATCACATCTGATACTATTTTAGTAGAACCAGCGTTTGCACGTTTGAATAATTTAAAGTTAAACTCTGCATCTGCTTCTTCAGTGACATTTGATTGTGCATAGTAATTGTCAACTGAAAGATTTAAGCCGCCGCCTGTTGAGTCTAAGTTTTTAAGTGCTGTTTGGTTATCTGGGAAAATTGAAACGTTTTTAGATTCAAATAACCCTGTATCGCCGTTAAACACTCTTACAGCAATCAATGCACCTTTGTTAGGCTCTGTAGTTTTAAACCAAACAGATCCACTTGGTCTTGCTTCTGTGTCAGTTGATTTAAATTCAGGAACACTAGTATGTGCTGAAACTTGAAGTTTTGGAGCATAGTAAGTTTTTTCTGTTAAACCAACTACTGCTAATGCGCCAGCATTGTCAACTAAAGAAATGTCTGGGCCAGTTGAATAAATTTCAAGTGATCCGTTTGTTGCTTTAGCAGTAATGCCTGCGGCTTGTAGTGTTGAATTACCGTTAATGTTTGAAACTAGGTCTGCCAATGTACCAGCACCGGTTACTGTGTTTCCATTAATATCAAATGATCCTGTTAATGTAGGATTAGTTTCGTCACCGACTGCTGTTGGCCATGAACCAACCCATGCACTTGAACCGACTTTCACCCAAGTACCGTTTGCATTCTTGTACCAAACTCTGTTAATTGTAGTAGTAGCAACAACAGCGTATTCACCAATTTGTCCAACAGAAGATTTTGGTCCGTCGTTTGCGCCAGTACCCGAATTAAAGTTTTCAAGTTTAGTACCATCTGTAATTACTGTAGGTACTTTGTTAGTAAATGTTTGTCCGCCTGTAGATGTTACAGCGTTGCCGTTCCATTCAAAGATCCCGTATCTAGTTGAACCAGTGTCGAACCAATGAGTTCCGTCTGCTGGATCAGCCGCCGGAGCAGTTGCTGATGCTTGGAGTTCTCCTAAGTCAATGTCTGCTCTAACAACCCATGCTCTGTTTGAAACACCTAAGTATGAATAAGCCGCTTGTAAGCCATATTCATTTAGTTCCGAACCGTGAATTGGATTGTTGTTATTGTCTGTATAAAATAATGGATCTCCGAAAGTCTCGGATAAATCTCTTTGTGATGTTAGCAAGAACGGAACGCCAGCGTTTGCTTTCGTTGTGCCTCTTGCTGTACCTGTGCCACTTGCATTCGCTTTGTCTTGTGCAGTAGCAACAAAAATCATTGGGGTAGTACCCGGTTCCGCTGGGGTATAAAAACTTTCGTCGATTACCGAAACCTGTACACCTGGTGATACTAAGTTTGCCATTTATGCTCTCCTGTTGAACTTAACATAAGTTTGTTAATAGTATTTATGTCATTGATTGTTTTTCTATACTTTATTATAGTCAAAAAAGGGCAAAAAAAGGTATGATAAATACCTATATGAGACCTTTATGTAGTTGTGGACAGCGTCCTGTAGCAGTTAATTACAAGAAGAATGGTAAAACATTCTATAGAACTAAATGTGATACCTGCTTAAGAAATGGAGAGCCTAAGAAGCCAAGATGGTACCAGTCCGGATACCGTCAGTTAACAAATTGTGAAAAATGCGGATTCAAAGCAAGTTATAAAGAACAACTACGTGTATACCACATTGATGGTAACCTAGAAAACTGTCGACCTAGTAATCTTAAAACTATATGTGCAAACTGTCAGATTGCTATGCAGAGAGAAGGCGTCCGGTGGAAACAAGGCGATCTTGCACCTGACTTCTAAGTTGTTCTAGTGTTCCGTTATTTTCAATAGTTTGAGTAAACTTAGTATGTGCCCATGCCCATTCTGAAGGGTGTACATCTTTAGGCTCAACACCTACATCTTGATATATTCTAAACCACATAGGATCTTGGCCTCGTTTTACTCGCCAAACTTCGCCCTCAATTTCGTAAAGCATTTTTGCTTCGTTAGGAAAACGTACATCTGGTATAACAAAGTTTGTATCAGGATTATTAAGAATATGTTGCTTGGTTAGACTGACCCAAATACCGTCATAGAATCCTTCACGCATACATTCTGTACCAAACTCTTGTAGTACTAGTCTTGGAGTGATACTGCGTCCGGTTTCTGCTGTCCAAAAAGGATCTTCTTGCTCACGCCATTCTCTTGACTCGTCTGTTTTGCCGTCTAGTAGTTCTCTATCCCAACTAAACATAACACTAACAGCGTCTTTTAATTTGTCTGCAAAAGATATTTTAACAAAATTATGGTTGTTAATTAAATGCTGTGCTACAGTATCTTTACCAGAACCGATTAAACCACAAATACCAATGATCATCTATATCTCCTAAGTAGAAGTATATAGTATATGATAAAGTTAGGAGTTTGTCAAATGGTTTTTAACCAATTGTAAAGCCGTATCCAACACCACCTGCAACGTTCATTTTAAGATCTTCTTCAAGTTTTTCCATTTCTGCTTGTGCTTCTGCTTTAAGAGCATCACCATTAAGTGTGCTACCGCCTTGTGGGCCAGCAATAGTAGCAAATTTTGAACGTGCTTCACCTAGCATGAATTTTGATTTGGCTAGTGTATAATCCTTAATCCATTGTTTTGCAAGATAGTCTGCAAATAATTCTGAATCAGGACGATGATTGTAGCAGTAAAGTAATAGTTCTTCTTCTGCTCGTGGACGTTGTAAAAGTGTTAATTTTTTAGTAGTAGTATTCCAATTAAATTCAATAAAACTACCAAACATACGTCCTACCAGTTCTTGGTAACTTGCGAACAAGTTGTATGTAGCAAGACCGCCCATATTTGAACTAGATAACAAATATGTATTTGTGTAGGCTAAGTTGAATGGCTCAAATAATGTTCCGCCATCGCCGCCACCTGTTCTTGACCCTATTGATCTACGGAAAATTGTACGAACTTCTACAATGTTACGATCAAGTGTGTAATCGTTTTGATCAACTACTGTAGTTAAGAATGAATATGACTCTTCAACAGAATTATCACTTCTTTGACGGAACTTGTCCAACGACGCTTGAAGTGCAATTTCGTAATGTTTAGGATCTAATTCAACATCAACCATGCCTCCGCCAAGCATTGCTTCTACATAGTCGAAAATCTCTTGTTTTTGTGTTTGTAAAGTTGCCATAATTCTTTTCGGTCTCCACTTGTATTTATGCTAACGATAAATACTATTGTTATGCCAAGAATAAGTTTATATAAACCGGAAAAGGGCAAAGATTACGATTTCCTCGACAAAACCATCACCGAGATGTTTACTGTTGGCGGAACTGATGTATTTGTCCACAAGTATTTAGGGCCTAAAAATCCCGACGAAGAGGATGCTACTCCTACACAGCCTCATTATGACGCTGTAAAAGAAACTAACATACAGGATATGTTGTTTATGGAGAATAGAGATCGTAAGTACGATCCGGACATTTATACAATACGTGGAATTTATAATGTACAAGATGTTGACTTTGATATGAGTCAATTTGGTTTATTTTTAACCAATGATACATTGTTTATGACTATTCCTATTAATTATAGTGTAAAAACATTAGGCAGAAAAGTAATGCCAGGTGATGTTTTTGAACTTCCACATTTAAAAGACGAAAATGCACTTAATGATTATCAAGTAGCATTAAAACGTTTTTACGTTGTAGAAGATGTAAACAGAGCCGCAGAAGGATTTACACAAACTTGGTATCCACATTTATATAGAGTAAAACTAAAACAAATAGTAGACTCTCAAGAATTTAAAG